TGTTGAAAAGACTGCTAATGAGAGCGATATAAAAATTGCTCGTAGCGAACTTAGGGGTATGCAGAGGGTACAGGATAAATTGCTTAGGGAGATAAAATGAACAATCTAATATTACAGAAACTTCTGCACGGACATCAACTCATACAGCCTAACGCATCAGACAAGAATCAAGTAAAGTTCGGTCGGACCTTTCTGCCTGCTCCAAATTACAAACAGACGGAGGGTTTAAAAAAGGTGGATAATCCGGTGGAAGCACACATTCAATACTACGGGTACACGAGGGATATGTCGTTTGACTATGCCTACCAGAAAAATTTCTCTGGTAACATTTCTTTGCTGCCAAGAGACATTGTCTACAGTGAGCAAAAGCTCTTTGCACAGCAGGTATCTCAGGCCGCTAAATTCTATCTTGACATATGCGAGGATGATGGACTGACGGAAAAGGAGCACAACACGATAGAGAAGGAACTGCTTTACTACCTACCGTATAAATCTGTATTCCTGCAGGTTGAAACAGAGCACACGATAAACAATATTTTGATACACGACCACAATGAGGATTACCAGGAAGCTCTTGCAGAATATAAACTAGACCATACGCCAAGTTTTTTCAGAAGAATTTTTGGGAGAAGTAAAACTTTACCAGAGGGCGTATCAGATATATTTGACGATCGCGAGTCAGTGTCAGGATGCTTCTCTTTCCAGATGCTGATATGGGATAAGGCTAACAAACACTTCGTATGGGACTTGAACCAGTACACGATATATTTCGGACATAACGCGACCAGGTTGGAGGACGGCAGCTTTTACTACAAAATACAACTTGCTGACAGCCCACTCACTAAATATCTGATAGGTGACAACGAGCATCTCAAAGTAAACGGTGAACTGTCCAGAACGTTTATCATGGAAATTATAAACAGGTTTAGATACTTTATGATTGCTCTGCAACATCCGACGATAATTGACGNNAAGGACGTTGAGGGCAGGCAAAATGTCTTTATTGACACGCCGACCAAGTTCACAACAACGGCTCTTAGTAGCAAGCCTAAGTTNGCGCATAAGAACCTGAAGATAAACCTCTACGGAAATCAATCTACCAAAGATGGATCAAGCGGTAGCTGTAGAAGCTCTGGAACTGCCTTTCATAGCGTTCGCAAGCACATGAGAAAATTGGCAAACGGCAGACACACATTCGTTAGAGCGCATTTCAGAGGTAGCAAAGAGGTTGGAGTTATTACCAAGGATTACGAGTTCAATCAGAAGTAAAGGTATTTACGGCCCACTTTTGTATGTTTCTTAGAATTGACGCTTGATGCGTTATAATAAAAATGGCACTGGCTGAGAGGTAAATGACAGTCTTTCTAGTGATGCTGTAAATGGTAGTGGGTCTCTTGGTTAAAGTGTCTCTGTTAACCCACTATCAACACTAGCTCTCCATGTCCCTCTCGTCGGCGTAGACTATAACGCACCTGCAGTTCACCACGTTTGCCGCACCACCCTTGGAGTCCCCTGCGAAGCCCATAGGCGCACCGCCAACAATGAAATCCTCAGACATGTCAACTATCTGTCCACTGGCTGCTGAATGGGCCGGTCTGGTTCTTGCGTCATTCGTTGCTACCCACTTTTTAAGCATCTTGACGCCTAAGTCCTTCTCCACTGTTGCGTGATATGCGTGGTTTGCGAATGAAGCCGCGTTGTGAGTTTCGGTTCTAGCTATCAAGGCTGCACGACTTCTGCTGATTGGAAGGAACTTTTCCGAAACCGATTTGGCTATCTGCGGTAGCGTTAGATTGTCAGCCCTTCCCTGCTCAATCAGCTTACCTATTCGGTTTGACATTCTTGCTGATATGCCAGCTAATATCAATTGCCTGCCGGTGAAGTATTGAGCGACTACGGCCTCAAAGTCCACGCTTCTTCCAAACACAAAGGCTTCGTCCGCTTTTCTTAAATACTCGTACTTGTCCTCGTTGAGTTTGTATATTGACTGGAATATCCTTTTGTAGTGGGCGAGTATGAGCGGAAAGAAGTCCTCGTTAAGCGACTGTGTCGCCACTTCGGGCTCATATATACCGTATTGACTGTATAAGTGCATGTGCACGTTGACGAACTTTCTAAAGAGAGTGTTCATCTTTCTGTAGAACCTCTTTTCAAGATTGTTCCTGAGTACCAGTTGTCTCCTGACCTCTAGCCTTGTGTTTATCCTTCCCTGCCGGAAGTTGTTTAGTTTCTTGCGATTGGTTGCCCGATTCAAAAGACTCTCCGTTTCCTATGAATCAGGTCTTACTGGATAGCGGATGGCCCTTCGGAAACAGATCAGTGTCGTGTCTGCCACCTCTGAACTTACCGGAAGATAAAGCCCTCAGGAAGCTGTTAACCCTCGCGTAAGCCCATTGGTCTGGAGAACTAACGCTAGGTCTAACGCTTGATGGATTCGTTCTGTATGCACCTACACCTCTCCTAAAGACCGCTTCTAGCATTCTCAGATTGGCTCTTTTCGTCTTACTGTTGCCGTGCTTCTCGTTATGGTCCTCCACCTTTTTTTTTAGACCTTCCTTAACCTTTCCGGTTAGGGCCTTCTCGTCCTCTTTCACCTCAACGTGTTCCTGCAGGGCAAACTCCTTATCCTCCTCGGTGATTATCTGCTGTCGCTTCTTCTTGGCCCATGAGAATCCTGCGTCTCCGCCCCATAGAGCCCAGGCAATACGTCCTGCGCTTGGATAGCCTTCCTCACCGCGATCAAATCCCTGGCCTTGTTTGTCTACCTCGTGCCTGCTGAAAAAGCTGTACATTCTTTTGATGGTTGATATTGATAGATTTTCCCGGGCGACTATTGAATTAGCCCTTGCTACGCCTACGGCGGTTCCGCCGCGATTGAACTCCTTTCTCCAGTCCAACCCTCTTCTAGCCTCTGTCACCATTCCGTCGGTCGGCACGGTATCAATGTCGGACAGCGCCTTTTCCTCCTGCAGCAACAATGCTATTTCCTTGTCGGTTTCCTCGTCGTCGTAATCCTCTAAATCTTCCTCGTTGACCGGATTCTCAGGTTTGTCCACGCCCTCGTCAGTGAGTGGAAATAGGTTGGCTGATATGTATAGATCGTCAGCTCCGTCAACCGGCTCTAAGCCAAGCTGTTGCCTTGCTTCATTCCTGGTCATGATGCCCTCTCTTACCGCAGAGGTTACATTCTCGTAGGTTCTCTTGACTCTCTCTGACAAAGCAGGAATAGAATCTATGTCAAACTCTAAGGTCAAGCGATCATCAAACAGTGGCACTAACCATTCGTTGAGATCGGATGCCATCTTTCTGAGATGCGGAATGATTGTTTCTTCATACAGAGCAAGTCTTGCTTCTGCTACATTTGCGTATGTCTGACTATCGGGAACTCCTACGAGCTGACTAGGGACACCGAAACATAAGGCTATGTCTGTTGCGCTCATGTGCTTTAGGTTTAGGAAATCCATGTCTTTTGGACTGAGACCCATTTCTTTCCAGTCAAAGTCTCCTTCTAACAATAAAGGTCTGCCTGCATTGTTTGCGCCAGTGAACCTATTATTCATATCAGTGATAAGTTGTTGTCTCTGAGATTCACTAAGGTTAACAGCAAAGCCTGCATCATCCTGTGGTTTAAATACGACTGCACCACTGGGTCTAGCTCCGTTCTGCAAAAGATTTACATTGTGTTTACTAGACATATTAAACTGGTCTACTTCTACGGCAGCGGCACTCATTGGACTGAGACCGTAGTAATCGTCTAAGGGATGCCATAGCTTGATGTGTTTTAGTTCGCTGAATCCGTTTTCTTGATCTATAAGATAGCTATTGGCAACTCTGCCATTAACCATGTATTCATACTTCTCAGGTATAGGTTTTCCACTGCCCTTAATCTGTATGCGGTCAGGTCTTAGCTGATGCAGTTCTTTTGGCGCACCCATATCAGAACCAGTCTTTAATATGTAAGCATTACCACTAAGTAAGACATAACCAAATAGGCTGTTGAAGAACTCACTGTAAGATTGCAATGGATTAGGTCTTTGCAATAAATCTATGAGCGGATGTTGTTCTACTATTTGATCGCCTGCTTTAATAATAAAAGGCACAGCACTTGCACCTTTGCTAATCTCATTAACGCATCTGTAGACAATTGCGTTCTTAAGATAGCCCTCTTTAGCTAGGTCTGAGTATTTGTAGGTCTTGCCTTCCTCGGTGCCGACACCGAAGTACCCCATCATGTTTGAATTCTTCTGTTCAACGGGTTTATTGTTAAACAGTCTTTGTAAAAATGTTTGTTCTGCCATTAGCTTATTCTCCAGTTTACTTCGCCTTTAGATTTACTTAGTTCTGTTATGCCCCAAACCAAAGCATCTAATCTATCCGGACTCGGTTTAGTTTCTCCAGTGTAACTGCACATCTGTGATTCAAGCTCTGGAAAGTAACCAATGTGATGAACACGTCTTTGTTCATAAAGCGCAGCTACAGGCTCGGCT